CTCATACACGCGATTATTGCCTTAATGTTGTAGGTTCCATATGCCAAAAATGCCAAGAAAACCGCAGCCACCAAAACTGGAACCCAAACCACCGCCAGACATCATCAAGGATGCATTGACTAAAAATATGCAACCTTTGGAATATATGCTGGCGGTGATGAACGATCCGTATGCCGATCGGAACCGGCGTGACCGGATGGCGATGGCAGCGGCACCCTACTGTCACCCGAAGATCTCCGATTTGCGACTTGGTAAGAAAGATCAGGAGACCGAGGCGGCATCGGTGGCCGGCATTGGCACGCCGTGGGCGGTTGATCTGGAGCCTGAGATCAGGGCCAACTGATGCCGCTAAACGCGTCGGCGGCCCGCGCTGACGAGGCTGGGGTCGGTCGGGATCTCTGGGATACGAGCTGTTCCGACTGGGAAGAACGCATCCTGAACGGCAGTTCTCTGGTTCCGGAATTGCCGCTGTTCGAGGCTGAAGCATCCAGGGCGCTGCGGTGTTTCAAGCGATTGCGTCTGCCGGATGTGATCGGCACGCCGACGATGGAGGAGGCGTGCGGGCCCTGGTTTCTGCCGATTGTGGCGGCGCTGTTCGGGAGTTTAGATCCGAAGACCAACGTCCGTCATATCTCGGAGGTGTTTCAGCTAATACCCAAGGGGAACTCGAAAAGCTCGAACGGCGGCATGGTGATGTTGACGGCGATGATCGTCAACCGGCGCCCCGAAGCCGGGTTTATGTTTGTCGCGCCGACCATCGAGATTGCCGGCATTGCGTACAAGCAGGCGAAGGGAACGATCCGGCTGGACAAGACGCTGTCTGACCTGTTCCACGTGCAAGACAATCTGAAGCGGATCACGCACCGTAACTCAGGCGCGACGTTGCAGATCAAGGCGGCCGACACCGATGTGATTACTGGCAGCCTAGCGCTGGGCACCATGATCGACGAGACCCATGTCTTCGCGAAGAAGGCCAACGCGGCCGAGATCTTCGTCGAGTTGCGCGGTGCGCTGACCAAAAGAACGGATGGGTTTCTGTTCCAGACGACGACGCAGTCGAAACAGCCGCCGGTTGGCGTGTTTGCCTCCGAGTTGGCGATGGCGCGGGCAGTGCGTGACGGCAAAACGAGGATGCCGCTGTTACCGGTGCTGTATGAGTTGCCGGAGCGGTTGGCGCGCGATGATGGATGGAAGAACCCGGAACTTTGGCCGCTGGTCAATCCTAATCTCGGGCGATCGACCAATGCGGACTTCCTGGCCCGCGAGGTGATGCGGGCCGAGGCTGACGGGCCGGCCGCATTGGCGCTGATCGCGAGCCAGCATTTCAACGTGCAGATCGGGATGAGCTTGAGGGCCGATGGCTGGGCCGGTGCCAATTACTGGGGCCGCGGCGTTGAGGCCGGACTGACGCTGGATGACGTGCTAGCTCGTTCCGAGGCCGTGGTGGTGGGGATCGACGGCGGAGGTCTTGACGATCTGCTCGGCATTGCGGTGCTTGGGAGAGAGAAGGAAACCAAGACGCACCTCTGCTGGACCCATGCGCTGATTTCCCCGGAGGGGCTGGAGCGGCGCAAGGCCAATACGAGCGTGTACGAACGGTTTCAGGCTGACGGTGATCTGACGGTGGTTAACGAACTGCCTGACGACATTTCCTTTGTCATCGATGTCGTTGAGAAAGTTAAGGTGACCAAGAAGCTCGCCGGCGTCGGTGTTGACGCGATCGGGATCGGCGGCATCGTCGATAGCCTGGCTCGGATCGGTGTCACCCAGGAAAACAACCTGCTGGCCGGCGTGCGCCAGGGCATTTCGCTGATGGGTGCGATCAAGACGGTCGAACGCAAGCTGGTCGACGGTTCGTTCAAGCACGGTGGCCAGGCCTTGATGACCTGGTGCGCCGGCAATGCGCGGATTGTGCCGACGCCGACCGGAATGCGGATCGCGCGCGACGATTCTGGCTTCGGCAAGATCGATGCGCTGATGGCATTGTTCAATGCGGCAGCCTTGATGGCGCTGAACCCGGTGGCGGCGAAGCGGCCGGAAGTGAGACTGTTTTTCGCCTGAAGGATTAACCCCAATGTTGAATCGAGCGTATTCCCTGCTTGAAATCAAGAAGGTCGATGAAGATGCGCGCGAAATCACCGGCTGGGCAACAACGCCGGAGGCGGATCGCCTGAATGATGTTGTCGAGCCTGAAGGCGCGCAATTCAAACTGCCGTTGCCCCTGCTGTGGCAGCACGATGCAGGTGATCCGATTGGCCAGGTCACGCATGCCAAGGTCAGCAAGGCCGGCATCGAGATCGTCGCCAAGATCGCCAAGGGCGTGACCGAAGAGATCGACCGGCGCTGGGCGCTAATCAAGGCCGGTCTCGTTCCTGGCCTGTCGATCGGGTTCAAGCCGCTCGAACATGAGTTCATCAAGGAGACCAAGGGCATCCGATTCAAGACCTGGAGCTGGCTCGAGCTTTCGGCCGTGACCATTCCGGCCAACCAGGCAGCCAGCATCACCATGATCCGTTCTATCGACACTGCTCAGCGGGCCGCGCTCGGCCGCAAGCCGATCAGTCTCGAATCCAACCCCGCCGGCGGTTCGGCATTGCGCAAACCTGCAAGTCAGAGCCCGGAGGGCAACATGCAACGCAACATTGCCGAGCAGATCTCGGCGTTCGAGTCCCAGCGCGCCACCAAGTCGGCGCGGATGGAGGAAATTCAAGAGAGCGCGATTGGCGAAAGCCGGTCGAAGAACGAGGCTGAGCGGGATGAATTTGATACTCTCAGCAGAGACATCGAAACCATCGACGAGGAAATGAAAGACCTGCGCCGGATGGAATCGATCAAGGCGGCAAGTGCCGTTCCGGTGAAGGCCGTCACCACCTCGAGCGATGGCGCGGTGCAACGCGGCGGCATCCATGCCAGCTCGATCATCGTCAAGACACCGCCGAAACTGGAGGATGGCGTCGAGTTCGCCCGGCGCGTCAAGGTGTCGGTGCTGGCGCAAAAGACTCATCATCCGATGGCGATGATTGCGGAATCGATGTACGGCTCGGACAGTGAGGTGGCGAACTACTACAAGGCGGCGGTATCGGCCGGTACATCGCTTTCCGGCAACTGGGGCATCAACCTGGTCGCAGTCGAGGCCGCAGGGGTCGGAGGGTTTTTGGAGTACCTTCGGCCGCAGACCATCCTGGGCCGTTTCGGCACTGGCGGTGTTCCGTCGCTTAATGTGGTCGGCTGGCGTCAGCCTCTGATTTCCCAGACTGCCGGCGGCGCTGCATACTGGGTCGGCGAGGGCGCCGCCAAGCCGGTAACGAAATTCGATTTCTCGCGGGCCACATTGCCGCCAACTAAACTGGCGAGTATCTGTGTGCTGTCGATGGAGCACATCCGTGATTCCTCGCCGAAATCGGATGTGATCGTCCGCGATCAATTGGCCGCGGTGGTCAGCGCTGAACAGGATACGGCGTTCATTCTGCCCAGCAATTCCGGCACCACCAACATCAAGCCTAAGTCCATTACCAACGGCGCATCGACGATTGCATCGGGCGGCACCGATCAGGCCTCCATTATCCTGGACGTGCGCAGCCTGATGGCGAAGTTCACCAGCCAAAATAACCCGCCGACATCAGGCGTCTGGATCATGAACTCGATCAACGCGTCGGCGCTCGGGACCATGATCAATCCACTCGGTCAACCGTCCTTCCCGACCATGACCGATTTTTCCGGTGGAACCTTGTACATGATGCCGGTGATCGTCAGCGATTCCGTGACGAACATCGTCGTGCTGGTAAATGCCAAGGACATCTTCATGGCGCAGGATGACGGCATCCAGATCGACGCATCGGATCAGGTGTCGTTGCAGATGGATGATGCACCAACCAACAGTTCGGCAACGCCGACAGCCACGACATTGGTCAGTATGTGGCAGACCAACAGTGTCGCGTTTCGTGCCGAACATTCAATAGGATGGGTTCGCGGCCGCACGTCGGCGGTTGCATACTTGACGGGTGTGAACTGGGGCGGTGCTGTTCACACCGCGTAAATGAAAACGGGCAGGGATAATCTCCCTGCCCATCTACCGTCATTTGAGGGCTCAACGGCGCCACTCAACTTTGTCGTCCTCACCTAATTCATGGAATGGGCCGGGCCGGAAGTTTCTCTCTCGCCGGTATGTACGATCGGATACGAACGCCATGATGTAGGGCACTGAGCGTGCCGGCATCCAATCTCCGACG